TGAATAAATGGAAAACCAAACAATACTCGATAGACATTCACTAGAAATGAGGGCTGCCGCAAAGATTGAACTTCTTCGCAGGGGAACTAAGAGCGGTGATTTCTGGTCTTATTGCCTGTATTGGGATTATAAGTTTTATTCAAGACGACCTTTTTTAAAAGATATAGCAGTAATTTTACAACGTGTTTATGATTCATATAAGAATGAAGAAGTAATCAGGGTCGCTATCTCACTTCCGCCGAGAAGTGGTAAAAGTTACTGCGTATCAATGTTTTGCGCATTTATGTTAGGTCATTTCCCTGATAAATCAATCATGCGAAATACCTGTACATCCACACTATATGAAAAGTTAAGTAAGGATGTTAGGGAAATGGTGCAAAGTGACAAATGGTACGGGCTATTTGGTGTTCGATTACGCACAAAAGGCGTTAAAACTTGGGCTTTAGAAACTGCAACTCAAAGTAGTTATTTCGGTGGTGGTACGGGTGGAACTATTATCGGTATCGGAGCTTCAATGCTTGATATATCGGATGACCTTTATAGAGGTATCACAGACGCCCTCAGTGAGTCCGTAAATCAAAAGACAATAGAATGGTCAGAATCAGCAAGAGGTTCACGTGTAGAGCGTGGATGTTGCCAAATTGATGTAGGTACACGTTGGAGAACAAATGATATTATTGGTATCAATGAGGCTCGTGGCGATTATAAGAAAGAAAATATCATCAAGGTGTCGGCTCTCAATAAAAAGAATAAGTCTTTTTGTGAAGATGTTCAAAGTACAGAACACTACCTCGATGTAAAAAATAAGATTGCCGAACCGATTTGGTTTGCAGAATACCAACAAGAACCGATAGACATTAAGGGTAGACTGTTCGACCATGATGACTTAAAATGGTATGATGGCAAATTGCCTATCGATTCACACGATTCAAATTTGGGTGTATGTGACGTTGCTGATGAAGGACATGATTATTTGTCTGCTCCTTTTGCAAAGAAATACGGAGATTTGTATTACATTTACGACTGGGTTTTTACGGATCAGCCTGTTGAGGTTACATCTCCACTTTTAAAGGGAGTATTAGACGAAAATAACGTTAACCTCATGCGCTTTGAAAGTAATAATGGTGGACGTATATTTGCATTAGAGATTGCAAAGGACGTCGAAACTAATGTAACATGGCAGTTTACAACATCGAATAAAGAGACTCGTATCTTCACCGATAGTGCATGGATTAAGAATCATTGTGTATTTAGAAACGACGTAAAGCCGGGAAGTCAATATGATAGAGCATTACAACAATTACTGACTTATTTGGCAAAAGTAGAAAAACAAAAAGATGATGCTCCCGATTCTTTAAGTATGCTGCGCAGGTTTACTGACGAGATGGGATTTAACAATAAGGCGGTCGAGTCTAAAAGTGGTAGGAGTAATTGGGATAGTATAGAGATAGGAATTAATCAGATAAATATATGACCAACGAGGAGCGAATGAAAAGACGTGGCGAGATGTTTCGTTCACTACCTATGTCTGATTGGCATCAAATTATTGCATTTGAAAAGATTATACGAAACTATATAAAAATGAAAGAACTTTTAAAAAGAAAATAATATGGATGGTGAAGAAGTAGTATCATTGGGATTACCTCCAGTATTCCCAGATCATTTAGATATAGAGCAAATAAAAACTCTATCCTTTTCAGAACAGTTAACCATTCTACGCAAGAACTGTAACCGTATAACCTATGGTCAAATTGCGAGGGATATTCGTTTCTATGAGAATCATCACCCGATACATATAGACCAAGATAAGGAGGACTATTATGTAATGGAGGATGTAGAAGCTCCAGATGGTAAGATTGAAAAGAAGTCAGTCAAAGTCCGCCAAACAAAACTTGCCCTGCCGTATCCACAACAAATAGTCGCTAACATGGTGGCTTTCCTGTATGGAAATGATATTGATTTGGTATTGAACAGAAACAGAAACGACCAAGCTATTCAAGATGCGTTTGCTAAATTTACTGATATTTGGAATAAAGATTTACGCATGATGTCGCTAATTAAAAAAGCTACAAGAATGTGTGGAATTGAAACAAGGGCTGCAATACAGTTCATGTATGATGGAGTTAGTCTAAGAGGTAAGGTACTATCTTTTAAAGATGGATATAAGATTTATAGACATCGGGATGATGCAAATAAAATTGATGCTGTTACGATTGAATATAAGCGTGATAAGATAGTAGAAGGAGTATTACGAATGAATGTACCAACTATTGAAATTTGGACTGATTTAGGAGTTGATAGATACGAAGGGGTTACTTTTATTGAGCATATCGACAACCCAATGCAGACTAAAAAACTATTGTTCGCTTATCTCGAACAAGATGCTTCGGAGTTTGAATACGTAAAGGATTTGATTTCTCTTCAAGACTATTCACGCTCAATGCACTCGGATGTAAATGTTCGTATCGGTAACCCGGCATTAGTGGTTCATGGTAAATTATCCAAAAAACCAGTTTACAATGCAACCGTAAAAATATACGAGATTGATGGTGCGAGTGGATTTGATGCAAGTAAATCAGGTCAAGCCGACATGAAATACTTAGAGGTTACATCTGCTCCTGAATCCATTAAGCTTGAAATGCAAAATAATGAGAATGATATTTATCGCTTTACATGGCCTGACCTCAATAAGTTAATGACCGATATGAAAAATGGTAACTTGTCAACTCAATCAATGAAACTTACATTCTTACAGGCTTTTGTTAAGGTTGCAGAAAAACGTGAGATTCACGATGAGTTTATTTCAAGAATTATCAGTATAGTAAAAGATATGGCAACTGAGCTATATCCCGAACTTACAGGAATGAAGGATTTGGATATTAGTTTCAATTACAATTCTCTATTGCCATCATCGGTTGATGAAACTGTCAATATGCTTGCTGTTGCCGTTGGTGCGGGGATCACATCGGTTGAGAACGCTGTAAGGATATTGACGATCAATACGCCTGAAACAATGGAGGAACTTAAAAGCGAAACGGCATCGGAAGCACAATTGAAAGCTAAGGTTGCGGCAGATGCAGCAGCTAAAGCAAAGGTTGAGGCTAACTTAAAAATTACTGCGAGTGCGGCAGAGAATCAGAGGAATCAACAAGGTTTGAACTAATAACAATCTTTAACTATAAAAAAGTTATACTAATTGAAGAATTAATTATATTTGCAACAAATTAAATAAACACTATGATTGAAAATGAAGTAATAGTCAGTAAACTCCAATCGGAGGGGATTGATGAAAAACTCGCAATTGGGATTTCGTTTGAGACACAGGAGGCGTTAGATACATGGGTTGGTACTGCCAAAACATTCACAACGAAACCGAAAGACATTACGGAATATACAGAGGACGAGTTAAAGAAATTAGCAGACGGAGGTACGGTAAAAACCTTGCAGGCTCTTCTTGATAAAGCGAGAAGTAAACCAGCAGAAGTAAAACCTACCGAAACAGTAGTTTCGCCCGAATTAAAAGCAATACAAGACAAACTTGACTTGCTTATGGGTGATATTAAAACTACGAAAGAAACTACCGCAAAAGCTCAATTTGATGCTTATGTAGAAACAAAGACAAAAGGATTTGACCCATTAGAAGTAACCATGCTTAAAAGTTCATTACCAATTACTGCTACAAATGCAGAGATTGATGCTGCTGCTGATAAGTATCGTCAATTAATGGTTAGTCGAGGTCTTAAATCTTATGCAACGAGTTCGAGTTCGTCTACCACTGCTGGTAAATTAGACGCTGATTTTTCAAGCGCAGTAAAAAGTTTTGTGACTGATAAAACAACTAAAAAATAAAAACTATGCCCTATTTTGTAAAAAATACCGCTCCTGCACCCGACCCAAAGATTTGGGATGAATTGCTTGCCTGTACCGATGGTTTGGGCGGTGGTGTATTAGATGTAACCGAATTGGATGCAGCTAAAAACGGTGGATACCTATTAAAAGGTGCTCCTATGTATTTGGACTACGCTACTAAAATGGCTCATGTGGTTAAAGCTGCTACCGTCATTACTGGTGGAACTACAACCGCTCCTCGTGTAAATAAAAACCACTTATTAAAAGTAGGTGAATTTGGTTACGTATCTGGAGATGCAGTAGCCATTACTGCTATTGACACTACTAATGCTGCTTACGATGTGATTACTTTTGGGGCTGCCGTAACAGGCATAGCTGCCGGAGCTATCATAACCCAAGCCACTGCTGCCGGAGCTACTCCCGCTGTAAAATATACAGCTAATTGTTTATTGGGTAATACCACTAAGATAATTGCTGGAACTTCGGTAACGTGCATTATATGTATTGATCAATGGGTTCCAATGGCACGTATTCCTCATTCTATTTCCGCTTTAACTGTTAGTGCTCTTAACCCTCTTATCATACTGAAATGATTTCATTCAACGAACTTATACAAGACCCTACGCAATTCCAAGATTTTGTGAGGGAATTAGCTCCGGCTTTTAAAACCCCTAAATTTCCTATGTACACAGAAGATGTATATTCGGAAACTCGTGAGTGGAAGGCTGTTGCTGCATTGAACGGACGAGTACCAATGGCATCTTTGATTGATCCATATTCGGGTAAGCCAATAATCGGGACTGAAAAACCGCTTGATATGTACGGTGATATGCCTACGTTTGGTAACAAGGTTACTTTCACTGCAAAGGAATTTACCAAAATTGGTCAATTAGAACATGGTATTGCCAATAACATGGTTCAGCCACAGCAACTTATTAAATTCCTTTTCAATTATTTTGAAAGGTTATCAGTAGGACCTCTTATCTCACAGGATAAATTATTCTTCGAAGCATTCTCTAACGGTACATCAACAATTTTAGCAGCCGACAACTTATCGGGTTTAGGAATGTCTATTGATTGGGGAATTGATAAATCTAACGTTAGTACAGTTTGGGCTACTGCTGCAACTGCAAATGGATTGGAAGACTTGAAAACTCTTTATTGGAGAATGTATAACACTTACGGTGTAATTGTGGATAACTTCACCATGAACCGTAAAACATGGTCATTATTGCAGGCACAGGCTTCTACAAAAGCTGCCATGACAAGTTACTTCTCTGATGGATCGACTACTACTAAATATATGGGTACTCCTTCTTTGGAAGCTGTAAACAAAATTTTAGTTGATGGAATGATGTTACCAACGATCACTATTGAAGATACTATGGTGTCTAAATACAATTCAGATGGTACAACCGCAGCAGCCGCAACGGCAGCGTTTATTGATGGTCGTGTTACTGCTCACGTAGGAACTACAATCGCTCAATACTTGTGGACTCCTTCTGATGAACAACGTAGACCAGATTCAAATGTAATTTATCAAGATGTTAATCACGTCCTGTTGTCTACCCGTAGCGATAGAGGTAAGGTAACTATCGAAAGTGAATTATCTTCTATCTGTGTTCCAACTCTGATGAATCAAATGAGTATTTTAATTACTGATGCAACTGCATAATGACTAACATCCAAGCATATATGTCTTATAATCCTGACGTAACGGTAGCGACCCTTACGTTAGGCTTGTATGATATAGATGTGGAAGGGTCGCAGGATAATAAACCATCAATGGCTTTGGGTATGATTGGAAAGGCTG